CTTGGATTGCTCTTTTAAGAGGACGAGCCCCAAATTCCTCATCGTACCCAATTTTAGCCAAATATTCAACTAATGAATCGTCATAGGTAATGGTGTATTTCATTTCAGATAAACGGAACACCAACTTCTTCAATTCTATGTCTGTAATCTTCTTAATATCGTCAGGAGACAATGAATTAAAGACAATAGTATCATCAATACGATTGATAAATTCAGGTGCGAAGAACTTTTTCATTTCTTTCATCAAAACTTGTTTTTTCGCTTCTTCATTTGCGTAAGGACTATTTGAAAACCCAATACCTGTTCCAAATTCCTGTAATTTCTTAACACCCAAGTTTGAAGTTAAGATAATCAAGGTATTCTTGAAGTTAATCTTACGACCCAAACTATCTGTAACGTGTCCATCATCCAAGATTTGAAGTAAGATTGAGAATACATCTTTGTGAGCTTTTTCAACCTCATCAAATAGGATAACACAATATGGTTTGTTCTTAACCTTTTCGGTTAATAATCCACCTTCTTCATAACCCACATATCCTGGAGGAGCTCCAACCAATTTGGAGATGGTATGTTTTTCTTGGTATTCGGACATATCCACACGGATAAGAGAATCTTCAGAACCAAACATTTCTTTTGCCAATTGTTTTGCCAAATATGTTTTACCAACACCAGTGGAACCTAAGAAGATAAATGAACCAATTGGACGATTAGGGTCTTTAATACCCAAACGATTTCTTTTGATTGATTTTGCAATCTTAATAACCGCATCGTTTTGACCGATAACTTTGTCAATCAAAGTTTTGTCCAAATTCATTAATGATTTTGAATCATCAACACTCATTTTACTTACAGGAATCTTTGTCATATTGGAAACAACATCATAAACATGCTCCATTAAGATAAGTTGTTTGTCTATTGACATCTGTTCTTCAAACTTAACTTTCTCTTGCTCCAATTTTAACAATAGTTTTTTCTCTTTATCACGAAGTTCTGCCGCTTGTTCGTAATTCTGTTTTTTAACAACATCAATTTTTTGTTGTTTAATGTCCGCAGCTTTCTTTTTAAGTTCTTCAATAATTTCAGGAACTTTTAGTTCAGTTTGCATTCTCGCCCCAACCTCATCTAAGATATCAAACGCCTTATCAGGGAATTCTCTGTCTGTGATATATCTGTCAGCCAATTTAACACAAGTTTCAATTACTTCATCTGTGTATGTTACATTGTGGAATGATTCGTATTTTTCACGAACATTTTTAAGAATCTGAATTGTTTCTGCAACTGAAGATGGTTCCACAATTACCTTTTGAAATCTACGTTCCAATGCTCCGTCTTTTTCAATGTTCTTACGGAACTCATCCAATGTGGTCGCTCCGATACATTGAAGTTCACCACGAGCAAGAGCTGGTTTAAAGATGTTTGAACCATCCATAGAACCTGAAGAATTACCCGAACCAACCAAAGTATGAATCTCATCAATAAACACAATAATATTAGGATTAGCCTGAAGTTCTTCAATAATCACTTTCATTCTTTCTTCAAATTGTCCACGATACTTTGTACCAGCAACAACTGAAGTTAAATCAAGATTCACAATCCTTTTATCTATTAGATTTTTCGGACAATCACCATTAACAATTTTAATTGCCAATCCTTCAACCAATGCGGTTTTACCACAACCAGGTTCTCCGATAATAATTGGATTATTTTTCTTTCTACGAGATAGGATTTGCGCAATCCTTAAGATTTCTCGTTCACGACCAATAACTGGGTCTAATTTACCTGCCTCGGCAAGTTTGTTCAAATCTCTACTGAAGTTGTCTAACACAGGTGTATTAGAATCCGCTGAGGATTTTTGTTTCTTACTCATCATTTTGTCGTCATCGTCCATTAGTTCGTTCATATATTATATATTTTTATCAAAGGTCTTACAATTTTCATACATTACCAAATATTTTGACAAATTGTCATAATTATTATTTACTCTGACACTTTGTCATATACATATCAAAATTTTTTTATATTTTTTGGTTGGTATAAAACTTGATTACACAAAGATAAATAATAAAATTACAAAAAACAAAAAAAATTATGTTTAGAAGAAGAAAAAACTTTACCGACTTATTTAGCGAATTTGATTCAATGTTCAGTCAATTTGATTCAATTTTTGAAGGCACGTCACCAAAGACATTAAAAGAAGAAGGCACCGATGAATTAGGTGATTGGTCAAAAGAAACCTACAAATCAGAAGATGGTTCAATTTATATTACCAACTTTGTTAGAACAAGTAGTAATGGTCAACCAAGAAAAATTGGAACCCTTGAACAATTAAAAATGAAACTTCAAGAATCAATTGAAAATGAAGATTTTGAGGAAGCAGTTAAACTAAGAGACCAAATCAAAACTTTTGAATCTAATAAAGAAAAAATTAATAAGTTAGATTCAGAACTTAAACAAGTAATCAAAGAACAAAACTTTGAACGAGCGGTAGAATTAAGAGATGAGATTAAAAAATTGAAGTCCTAAAAAAAATCCCTCACCAAATGGTGGGGGATTTTTATATGTCTAAACATTTAAGTTTTCCATCTAAACCATAACCAAAATTATATTTGTGAGCATCAATACGTGACTTATGTCCTGTAATATTTTCTTTATGTTTTTGACACTGTTTAAATAATTCAATCCATTTTATAAAAAGTTCGTACCCATCTTTATCACATTCTTTTAATTTACTTGAGATTTCAATAATCACTTTTTTATTGTCAATATAGTTAAAATATAATTGTGAAAGGTCACTACCATATTTCCCATCAATTGAATCAATAATACTACAAAGTTCTAACTTTTCTTCAAGTTCATCCCATTCACTTTCTGCCTTATCAGTGTCAAGTTTTTCTATCTCAACGTAGTGAGTGTTAACATTAGGATGATTTATTTTACCAACACGATATATTTTTGGAAAAATATTTGGGTTTGATTTGAAAATTTTAACCCACGTATCAACAGATTTTTGTAATCCAACTTTAAATAATCTATTGGAATGTTTTTTTGATGGATAAATAATATGTTCAACCCCACGTTTAAACGTTTCTTTATTGGATGTACTTAACTCATCAATTGTTTTCTTAATTATATTCTTTATTGTAGTCATTATATTTATAAATATGGTTACATATAAAACATTCCTTGATGGAAATGGAAGATTAAAAGAATTACTTGAAATATATCTTGAATTGAGATTACATTTCCAAGAGTTGGGTTTTAGTGAGAAACAATTGGATAAACCACCAATACACACACCTAAAATGATGAAATTATTCCATAATTATGGTGATTCTTTCAAAGCTTTATTTCAACAAGTAAATGATTATGGTTTAGATATGGGTTGGAAAGAATATATTGAATATACAGAACCATTATTAAAAAAAATAAATGAACTAACACCACTAGCAGAAAATGGCAGTCAAGAAGGAACAGATAGTTGGGACGAAGATTCTGAATGAAATAGAATCGTCTAACATCGCAAGAACAGAATACGATACTGAAACCCAAAAACTTATCGCAGAATTTAAAAACGGATTTAAATATGAGTACGATAATGTACCACATAAAATCTACACACAATTTAGAATGGCAGAATCTCAGGGTAAATTTTTTGTTGCCGAGATATCAAAAAAATATCCATTTAAAAAAGTATAGGTATCCTACTATTTATTAAAGATGAGTGATTTTCAAAAAATATTAAATAGTTTTTCAGTTAAGGAAACGTTAAATCCTAAAGTTTGGAAAAATCCTAAAAATCCTGACGATGCCGTTATGATACCAAGGGTCAGAGAAACTCTTATGCGTATTGCGGAAGAGTTTGTTAATTATTTGGGTGATGATATTTTTGTTGAAGATGTTGTTCTTACAGGGTCATTAGCAAATTTCAATTGGTCAGAATATTCTGATTTTGATTTACACGTTTTAATAGATTTACAACAATATGAGGAACAATCTCAATTATATAAAGAATTGTTCGGATTAAAGAAACAACTTTTTAATGATAAGCATGATATCAGAATCTTCGGATATGATGTTGAGGTTTATGCTCAAGATAGTGAAGAATCTCACTATAGTTCGGGTGTTTTCTCACTTATGAATAACGAATGGATTGAAAAACCAAAACAATTTAAATATAATGTTGATAAAGTTATTCTGGAAAAAAAGATAAAATCTTGGACAGAAAAAATAGATTCTGCAATTAACAATGGTAGTGATTTAGAAAAACTTAAAGAAAAACTTAAGGAATATAGAATGTCTGGATTAGAAAAAGATGGTGAATTATCTTATGAAAATCTTGTGTTTAAATTTTTAAGAAGGTCGGGACACATTGAGAAATTATTCAATAATGCTAACAAAGAAACAGATAAAGCATTGTCAATTGAGACAAGAATTGAGGAATAGTTAAATTATTCTCATAAATCGTATATTTATAAAGAAAAAATTAAATGGCATTAGTAACTTATTTAGTCGCACCTTGTGCAGGGGGTTCATCTCTCAATATAGATTTTAGTGGTTCTTCTCTTCCTGCGGTTGGGGGTAACTATTATTTAACATTTACTGGAGTAACGGCTCAAGGATGTTATGAAATTGTTGATTCTGCTGAGCCAGGAACTGGTAGCGACTCGGTGATTTCTTTAGGAACAAACTATGGTGATTGTTCTACTTGTTTGACTGCAAATCCAACTCCTACCCCAACTCCAACACAAACTCAAACACCAACTGTAACACCAACATCAACTGTAACACCAACAGTTACTCCAACTCAAACTAAAACACCAACAGTAACACCAACGTCAACAGTAACACCAACAGTAACAACAACTCCAACACAAACTAAAACACCAACAGTTACACCAACCAATACTCAAACACCAACCAATACTCAAACACCAACCAATACTCAAACACCCACAAAAACTTCAACACCAACAATAACACCAACTAATACATCAACAACAACACCAACACCATCGGTTACGCCAACTAAAACAGTTACACCATCGGTTACACCAACTAACACAGTTACACCGACTAATACACCTACACCAACATTAACACCAACCAACACACCTACACCATCCCCTTCTCCGTATCCTTTATCAGGTTATGGGGTTGATGTTCAATATGAATATACTGCGGCGATGTTAGGTTCGTTTAGTGGTGGTACTTTACCAGATGGAACTGTTGTACCTCACCCAATATTTACAGACGCATATGGTGTACCATACGCTCAATTAAACGCAATAACGTTAGGTGGATTTAACGGATTAAACAATTAAAAATAAATAAAATCAGATATGTCAAATTTAAAACCGATTGGAAGTGAAAAACTTACAGGTCAAAATAAACTAAATAGAATTATGGAGATTGCTCGTTTTAACGAAGTAATACCACAATCAATTAACGAGACCGCTAAGTCAGAATATTCTGTGTCTCTAGCCGATGGGCATAATTATCAAATTGTTAGAGAAAAACAAGGATATATTATTAAAAAAACTATTTCTGAATCAGGCACTGATTATCTTGAGCCAATGAAGAATAGAAAATATTATTCATCATATTCTCAAGCATTCAAGAGATTGAATCTTGTTGCTGGAGAATTAAATAGATTAAACGAAAACGAAGAAGGTGTTTCGTTATATGGAGAACAAAAGAAATTTGTATTAAAAACTCCAAAACCTGAAATGCCTGAAGCTCCTGTGGCACCACCAATGGCACCACCAATTGCGCCACCAGCAGTTCCATCACCAGAATTACCACCAGCACCTGATATGGGTGATGAAGGAATGGATATGGGTGATGAAGGAATGGAAATGGGTGATGAAGGAATGGATATGGGTGATGAAGGAATGGATATGGGTGGTAATGATAGTGAAGAACAAGTTAGCTTTAAAACAATCCAAAAATTAACAGGAAAATTAACTCAAAAAATTAGAGTTCTTGATAACGAAGAAGGAATGACTTCTGAAGATATTAAATACGTTATTAATATGGTATTATCTTCTTTAGAATTAGGTTCTTTATCTGAAGAAGATAAAGAAGATATTATGTCTAAGTTTGAAGAACAAGAAGAAGATTTTGGAAATGATATGGGTGGAGATGATATGGATGGAGAAGATTTAACTGACGATAGTGAAGTTGAAAATATCCAATCTGATATGGACATCCCTGTTGAAGGCGAAATGGAAGAAGGGGACATGTATGGGTCGTTTGGTAATATGAAGAGAAAAGATTACAAGGGTGACAACTATTACGATAATAATGACAGACAAGTTAGAGATTCTGATTTATATGGAATAGCTGGTGATGATTTTGACACAGAAGAATTTGATACTTTCCAAAAATTGTATGACAAATATGGAGACAAACAATCTTTTTTTAATAAAAGAGATGGTGAACGTATGTTTAACATTTATAAGGAAAAAACAGGTAAACCATTTAAGTTAAAAACAAGAAAAAGTGAAATGGAAGAAGGTGACATGTATGGTTCATTCGGTAATATGTCAAGAAGTGATTATAAAGGTGATAAATACTATGACGAAAAAAATAAATTTGCTAAAAGTGACGATGTTTATGGTATAGGCGGAGATGATTTTGATACAGAAGAATTTGATACGTTCCAAAAATTGCATGACAAATATGGTGATAAGCAATCTTGGTTTAACAAAAGAGATGGTGAAAGAATGTTTGACAAATATAAAGAAATGACAGGTAAACCATTTAAGGTAAAAACAAGAAAAGTTGAAAACGGAGCAATCTTTGATAGTATCTTTGGTGAATCTAAAGTTGATAAAGTTATTTCAAAATACTTTGAGGTTTCAAAAAAAGAAATCAATGAAGGTAAAGAAAAACAAGTTCAAAAAACTTTAAAAATAAAATCTGATGTTAAAAAAATTATGGAATCTGTTGTTAAAATGACCGAAACCATTGAACAAGAATTGGCATCTAAAAAATATTTAGAAAAAAACCCTAATACTAAATTTATTGGTGTAACTAATAAGAAAAATTTAGTGTTTGAAAATAACGGTAAACAAGTAAAAATATCACCTAACGGATTATTAGTATGAGTTATCTAACTTATGTGAATGGACTAGGTCCTAACTATAAGGGCGATAATCTTTACGAATTTATATTTTCCGATGATTTAGATGTGTGGGGAGAATCTTGGGAAAGTAAACCTTCCAATGGATACCCAACACCACCTGAATTAAAATACGTTAAAAAAGTGGGAGTTCTGAGAAATACTGATATAAAATTGGAATTGATTCAGAACTCCGATTTTTTTTGTATGGTAGACGCTATGGATGATATTGTCGCATTGGCGTGGGAAACAGAAGAATCTGAAGGTCAAAAAAGATTGGTATTTAGATTTGGAAGTACCGAACAAGAAATTAAAGATAAGCTCTACGAAAGAGACCTAATTTTAGAATTTGAAAAAAAAGTAATATATGAAAACTAACATAAAAGCACTTCAATTAATTGAAAAAGGACTTTCGTCCAATACAGTAAGTAAATTAACAGAATCACAAATTAATACACTACACTCAAAATTATTTGTTAATTTATTAAGTGAACAATCTAAGGCAACTACATCTGTCAGTAGTAAAAACCCAAACGCACCTACACTAGCAAAAAATTTAAATGCTCAAGGTGTTAATGTTACAATGACTGAAAAAGAAATTGATGAAGACGATACTTTAGATATAACTAAAGACCCTGATGCAACAGATGATGGAATGGGAATATTTGAAGTTAATGACGAAAATAAACCAAATCCTTGGGCTATTTGTCATACACAAGTTGGACCTAAAAAATCAAGAAAATGGGAAAGATGTGTTAGAGAAATAAAAAAACAGTTGAAAGAAGGAAAAAATCCCGTATCTTTGTTCCTAGAAAATCAAATAACAAAAATCGTGGAAAAACATATGCCTCCAAAAATCACAAAAGGTGATTTAATTAAACACATTACAGAATCTGGTTCAAATTTTGCAACAAAACATCTTCAAACTGGATTTGGAACTGAAGTAGCACCTTCAAAACCAAAACCAAAAGTGGAGCCTGGAACAAAGGAAACACCAAAGACAAGACCAAATCCTTTTAAGAACCCAAATCCTAATGTACATCCCGCCCCTAAAGCAAAAAAGAGTGAAAACAATGAACAACAACCCGAACCAATAACAAAACCAGCACCAACAAAACCAATAACCAAACCAACACCAAAAACAAGACCAAATCCTTTTAAGAATCCAAATCCTGGTGTACACCCCGCTCCTAAAGCAAAAAAAGTTTCACCTGAACAAGCAAAAGATACGGTTATAGACGTAATAATGAAAATGTTAGAAAAATAATTATGGCAAAGAAAATAAGAGAACAAATAGATTACGGTAATACACCTGAGAGAATGGACCCAAATTTGGAAAGAAAATTGGGTAGTCCTGAGAATTTATACGCAAAAAATCCAGCAATGAAAAAAGGTTCGGCTGATGTACAACGATTAGTTAGTCAAAGATTTCAAAAAGTTGCTGATAAATTAAGAGAAGTTACAGGAATTGAAGACCTTAGTTCTCAACAAGTTCAGGGAATGGTTTATCAAGAAATGATGAGAAAACTTCCTGGTATTATGAGAATTGAATCGCAACATAGGGATGAACTTATTGAATTGGCAAAAGAAGCGTCATTAGAGGAAGCTGAAGTACCTAAAGGAAGGTATCAAATTGAAGCTATTTTAGGTATGCCAGACAGTTCAAATTTTAAATTTAAACCTGAGGACGATGAAGAGGATGATGAAGAGGAAAAAGATGAACCATTAGAATTTCCATCATTTGATGTTGAAGATTTAACAGATGAAGAACAATTAGAAATTGAAAAACATAAAAGAAATATTATAAATGCTATTATTCAAGGGGCGGCTAAAAGAGGTCATTATCTTTTTCAAAAACCTGAAGTAAAGGCTAGATTGGATGCTATTAGTCCAACACTTTATGGTGATTATTTAGGTATTATGGCAATAAATGATTTCTTATATTTTACTATGGAACAGATGATTGAGATGATGAGTCAAACAGGTCAAGGTGTTGCAGGTAAAGTTGAATTAGGTGATGCTGATGATGAAGAAGGTGATGAAGAAGGCGATGAAAACGAAGAACCGTCACCAGACACTAAAATCACAGCAACAGGTTTAATATTTCCAATATTATGTCATGAAATTATTAAAGGGTTGGAAGAAGTGAAAGGTCGTTCTGGAAACTCAAAAAATCCAAGTTTATCTAAAAAAGTTCAAAACCAAACTGATATATTATCAAATGAACCAATGCAATTAAGAATAGGTCCTGAAATTGTTGAAAAAATACGTTTGGCTCTTCCTGATGAAATGTTTGAACCTGAGAATAAAGGTTTAATAAACTTTTTTCATATACTATTATATCAAATACCTGCCCAAGAATTTTTAGAAATTATTGGAAATGTAATATCTGAAGATGCTGCGAAAGTTAGAAAGGCGACTTTGAAATTTCAAGAAATTGTGAAAGAAGCCAAAATAATGAAAGACGAATTTGAAAATTACAAAGAAGAAGAAAACATTGATTCTGATGATTCTGATGAAGATGATGATGAGGGATTAGATGATTTTTTAGGGAGTTTAGGAATATCAAGACCTAAATAATATGTGTGAATAAAGAACAATTAATTATAGAAGTTACGAAGTGCATGAGAAATACTCCTTATGCACTTCGTACTTATTTACAAACATTTGATAATACTGTTTCCAAGTATGTTCCATTAGATTTATTTCCAGACCAAGTTAAGTTAATAACCGATTATGACGCTTATAATGAAAATGTTGCGTTAAAGTATCGTCAAGCAGGTGTTTCAACTGTAACCGCAGCTTGGGCATCCAAAAGATTAGCTTTCGCCAAAAAAAGTAAACCTGAGAAAATTCTAATTATTGCCAATAAATTGGATACCGCTGTGGAAATGGCTAACAAAGTTAGGGCATTCACAGAACAATGGCCTAAATGGGTTGGTATTGAATTTTCACAAGAAAAAAATGCACAAAGACATTTCAAGTTAAATAATGATTGTGAGGTTAAAGCCGTTGCAACATCAAAAGATGCTCTTCGTGGTTATACCCCAACCATTCTAATATTTGATGAGGCGGCATATATTGAAGCCGATAGTGATTTTTGGGCTGCTTGTATGGCTTCACTATCTACGGGTGGTAAAGTTATTGTTGTATCAACACCAAACGGATACGACCCAATTTACTACGAAATTTATGACCAATCATTAAGAGGAATGAATGATTTCAAAATCTCTGAAATGTTTTGGTATAGAGACCCAAGATATACAAAAGATTTATATATGGTTAAAACTAAAGATATTGTTCATTTTCTATTAAACAGAGAAGAATACAATCTTGATGAAACCGTAATTGACTTATCTACGGAAAACTCATATGACAGAGACCATACAAGGGTTACTGATTATATTGCTCAGGGATATAAACCGTGTTCTTCTTGGTTTGAGGGTATGGTTAAAAAACTTAAATTTGATAGAAGAAAAGTTGCTCAGGAATTAGAATGTAATTTCTTAGGTTCGGGTGATAACGTATTTGACTCTGATTTAATGCAAAATATTGCCAAAAACCAAACACGAGAACCATCGGCAAAAATGATGGGAGGAGGGTTATGGATTTTTAAAGAACCTGTAAATGGACATAAGTACGTTATGGGTGTGGATGTTTCTAGAGGGGATTCTGAGGACTTTTCGTGTATAGAGATAATTGACTTTGACACAAGGGAACAAGTGTTGGAATACGTAGGAAAAATACCACCAGACGTAACTGCAGAGATTGCGTATAAGTGGGGAACGATGTATAATGCATATTGTGTTGTGGATTTAACTGGAGGTATGGGAGTATCAACGGCAAGAAAACTACAAGAACTTGGATATCAATCAGGATTATATGTTGACAATGTGGATACAAGTAATAAATGGAAGTGGGACCCAAAGGTAAATGAAAAAATACCAGGGATTAACTTTAACAATAAAAGGGTTCAGATTATATCATCATTTGAGGAAGCGGTTAGACACGGATTTACTGTATATTCAAGTAGATTATACAATGAAATGAATACTTTTGTTTATATCAATGGAAGACCCGACCACCAAAAAAACCATCACGATGATTGTATTATGGCAATTTCTATGGCGTTATATGTTGCAGAAAAATCATTCCAATCATTAGAAAAAGTTACCAATCATACCAAAGCTATGATTAATTCTTGGGCAACAACTGTTAATGAAAATAAAAATTCTTCCGATTTTTTTAATCCAATGATTCCTCAAATGGGTAGAAACAATAATATGAGTAATAATGGTGATGCAACAAAGGCGGACTATCAGAAGTATGGGTGGTTATTTGGTGGATAATAACTATTTATATTATCAAGGTAATTAGTAGATTTATAATATGGGCGAAAATCAAAATAATTTTACAGTATGGCAGAGATTGTCAAAGACATTCGGACCGAATTCTTTATTAAAACAGGATTATCCAACTTTCACGTTTGATAAAAAGGAACTTCTGCGCACACCAAATCGCGATGAGTACGAAAGAGAAAAATTACAAGCTCAACAAACATTTTATTTATCAAACCAATGGGCAAAGGTTGAAAATAACTTATATTCTCAAGCAATTTATTATGAACCATCAAGGTTATCGTCACAATATGATTATGAAAGTATGGAGTACACTCCAGAAATTTCTGCCGCTTTAGATATCTACGCCGAAGAATCAACAACAACAAATGAAGATGGGTTTATCCTTCAAATTTATTCTGAATCAAAAAGAATAAAATCTGTATTAGCGGATTTATTTAACAATTCATTAGATATTAACACCAACTTACCTATGTGGACAAGAAACACCTGTAAGTATGGTGATAACTTTGTTTACTTAAAATTAGACCCTGAAAAAGGGATTGTTGGATGTCAACAATTACCAACAATTGAAATTGAACGTCATGAGGTTGGGGTTACCGCAAAAATATCTGTTGATATCACACAAGAGTTAGAAAAAGATAAAAAAGCATTACACTTTACTTGGAAGAACAAAAATATGGAATTCCAATCGTGGGAAATTGGTCACTTTAGATTATTGGGTGATGATAGAAAACTTCCTTATGGTACTTCTATGTTAGAAAAGGCAAGACGTATTTGGAAACAATTATTGTTATCTGAAGATGCAATGTTAATCTACAGAACTTCAAGAGCCCCCGAAAGAAAATTATTTAAAGTTTTCGTGGGTAATATGAACGATGACGATGTGGAAGCATACGTTAATCGTGTTGCCAGCAAATTCAAAAGAGAACAAGTTGTGGATAGTAAAACAGGTAATGTGGATATGAGGTTTAACCAAATGGCGGTTGACCAAGATTATTTTATTCCTGTTCGTGACCCAGCAGCACCAGACCCAATTACAACATTACCAGGAGCAACAAATTTATCAGAGATTGCCGATATTGAATATATTCAAAAGAAATTATTAACAGCTCTTCGTGTTCCAAAAGCCTTTTTAGGATTTGAAGAAGTTGTTGGTGATGGTAAAAACTTATCATTACAAGATATTCGTTTTGCTCGCACAATTAATAGAATTCAAAAAAGTATGATTGCAGAACTTAATAAAATTGCAATTGTTCATTTATTTTTATTAGGATTTGAAGATGAATTACAAAATTTTACATTAGGATTAACTAACCCATCAACACAAGCAGATTTGTTAAAAATTGATGTTTGGAAAGAAAAAGTTTTATTATACAAAGATTTAGTTGCTGACCCAGGAAACGGTATTCAACCAGTATCTTCTACTTGGGCTAAGAAACATATTTTCGGATTTTCTGATGAAGAAATTAGACTAGATTTACAACAACAAAGAATTGAAAGAGCTGTTGGTGAAGAACTTAAAGCAACTCCTACAGTTATTACTAAAACAGGATTATTTGATAATATTGATAAATTGTATGGTAATACATCAGGAGCAACTGCAAATGCCGCGGCAACCACTACAGGAGAAGAAGAACCTGGAGGAGGTTTGGGAGCATTCTCACCACCACCACCACCATCAGGAGGGGGGGAAGAAATACCACCGCCAGCAGAATCAACTGAAACACCACCACCAGCGGGAGGAGAGGTAACACCAGAATCAAAAATGGCGAGTATGAATATTTTATTAGAAAATACTTTAACAAGGGGAGCAAAATTCCTTGATTTAGGTCACGGACAAGAATCTTTAGGGGAAATTTCAAAAGAATTAGATAAGTTACTAAACTCGTAGTATTTATATTAAAAACCACTAAAATGACTTTCGGAAAAATAAAATCCATAATTGAGAACAGCTTGATTGAATCCTACAAAGATGAAAAGGAATTCAAAAAATCTTTAAGAGAATTCAAACATAATGTTTTGAATAATAAAAGTATGTCAAAGATTTATTCTTTGTATGACCAGTTAAGTACTCCACAAGGATTAAATGAATCCGATGCTAAAGATTTTTTAAGTGAAGGTATTGATTTAATACAGAAATTATTACCAACTATCAAAACGCCATTATCAATATCTGAAAATATTGAAAATAAGTATTCTGATATTGATACATTAGTTTATACTAATAAATTAGAATTATCTGAAAGATTAAAATCTAAAAAAAATATTACAAAAATTTTAGTATCAAATACTACGGTGGTTAAGGAATCAATTAATATTCCTTTAAAATCTATGATTAGTATTGGAAATCAAACACTAAGAAACTACGTAGATACTCTTGACGAGAGCTCTAAAAAAGAATTTATACAATTAATGTCTGAAGATGTAAAATCTCTTGAGGAAAAATTTGAAACAATTCGTGAAAGTGCAATAAGTAAGCTTAACCTTCTTTTAGAGAAAGAGCAAGAGGATGAATTAAAAACAAAATTATCTGATACTATTGACAGATTGACAACAGAAAAGTTTGACCAATTGAGTTTTCTTAAATTAAAACAATTAGAAAGTTCAATTTAATTCAGTTTTCTTTTTTTGTACATACGAGGCTTTTAACTTCTGTGCCCTCTTAAGAACAGATTTTTTCACAAACTTTTTTTTATCAAATAAAATTTGAGTTTGTTTAGTTTTAATTACTTTGGATTTCAAAAGTTTTAAAGCTTTTTCAATACCATCTTTTTTTACTTCTACAATTAGCATATACTACAAATATCACGGTTTATTAAAATAATTTTGACAATGGTCTTTATTTGTTCTATTCTTTATACAACAAATAAACATTATCAATATGAAACTTAATGAAAAAAGGTAAAAGTGTAAAGTTAAATCTTTATACACCAATTAAATCTATCTACGGAACAGTAGATTCCAAAAATTTAAAATCACTGTATATTAACATCCAATCTTGGGTTACTCCTAAATTTGAACACGACAATTGGAACCGAGTCGTATGTAACTTAAGTAGAGAAATAAAACATTCTGTATATGACTCAATAGATATAAATCTATTCAAAGAAAAAAGTATTGTGGACTTAGATTTAAGAACAAGTGGTATTATTCACGGTAAAAAATCTTTTTTTAATTTAGAAGTTAATTTATATACAAACCAAGAAATGGATTTTAAATCCTCAGAAATTAAAGATTCTGTAAAAAAAATAGTTAAAAATATATTCAAAACTAATGTTGTTGATAACAAATACTTTGAATTTTCAACCTCAAAAAAATAATAATGGTGGCAAAGATGATTAATTGATATATTTATCTTTAAAAGAATTAATGGAAAAATTAAGAATATTAGAAGCTAGCGAAGTAGGTCATGGGATATTGGTTGAAACGGACGCTGGATGGGTGTCTCCTAAAGACGCTCGTAATGCAGAGTTTTTGAAAGAATCTGCAACTTTAGATTATAGAAATCCTTTTGAATTTTATGCCGTATTACAAAAATACGACACAGCAAATAGAAACGGAAGATTTTACCCTGAAAGAATATTAAAAAGAGAAGCTGAAAACTATAAAAAAGCAATCGCTAAAGGATTATCAACTTCAGAACTTAACCACCCTGAATCATCCCTAATTGATTTAGATAGAGTTGCCCATATGATAACCGATATTTGGTGGGATGGTAACATCCTAATGGGGAAACTTAAACTATTAACATCACCAGGGTTTCACGAAAGAGGGATTGTATCCACAAAAGGAGACCAAGCAGCAAATCTAATGAGACAAGGCGTTACGATGGGAGTTTCTTCAAGAGGTGTCGGTTCGTTAAAAAAAGTTGGTGAAAGAAATGAGGTACAAGATGATTTTGAATTAATATGTTTTGATTTAGTATCATCACCATCAACACCAGGAGCATACTTATTTGTTAATCCTGAGGATAGAAAGAAGTATGAGGAAAATTTAGAAGAGGAAAAGAAATATAAACAATCTGAAAGTTCTCCAAATACTGACAAGTCACTTGACTTAATGAAAAAATTAACCGATTATTTGGGAAAATAATTAATTATGGAAGAAAAATATTTTGTAGCAAAAGTTCAGTATGATTTACCTGACGAAAATAGTGGTAAACTTAAAAAAATTAGAGAGGAAAAACTTGTAAGAGGTTATTCAGTCACAGATGTTGAGGCTAAAGTAACCGAGAAGTATCAAGGATTTACTCATGATTGGAGAATAACCTCAGTTTCGGAAAGTAAAATTGATGAAGTAATTTAGTAAAAAAATTAAAGTAAATTTAAAAAAAGTGGTTTTATAACCACTTTTTTTTTGTGCAAACAAATATTTATTATTGATAATATAACGAATAAACCACGTCATATGTGATTTTTTTATGATATGGTAATATTTATTAATTAAAATAATAGATTTTTCTATGAAAGAAAACAAATTAGTCCAAGAGGCTCTTATTCAAATGAAACAAGTTGAAGAAGCAATAGCCGAAAATGCAAAAGGAATACTTGCTTCTACAATGAAGGAAGAAATCAACCAATTAGTAAAGGAATCTCTTTCTGAACAAGATGACGAAGATGAGATTGAAATAGATGCTGACATTGATATGGATGCTGATGATGCTGACATTGATATGGATGCTGATAATGATGAAATGGATATGGACTTAGATATGGATGTAGATACAGACATGGATATGGATATGGATTCACAAGAAAGTCCAATAGATTTAACTGACGCTTCTGACGAAGAAATTTTGAAAGTATTCAAAGCTATGGGTGAAAATGATGGTATTATCGTTAAAAAAGACGGTGATAATATTCATTTAACTGATGGTGATGCTGATGTAGAATATATCGTAAAGCTTAAAGAGTCTGTAGACGAAATGGAAGAACAAGACGAAATAGATTACAACGGAGAAACAGACGAATCGGTTGATGACGTTATTAATGCAATTTTCTCAAAGGACAAACATTCATCAAAAAATAATTTTTCAGATGAAGAAGAAGAATTTGAAGATGAAGAAGTTATGTATGAAATCACTTTAGATGATGATGGTGAAGATGATGACATGATGGAAGATGATGACATGATGGATGATGACATGATGGAAGATGATGACATGATGGATGATGACAACATGATGGAATCTAAAAGCACAATTAAACCTAAAGGTGTTGGTATGGGTAAACCTAAATTTGATTACAAGAAAACAACAGGTGGATTTAAAGAAGACATGAAACAAGGTCCTAAATCTGTTGGTACGGGTAAAGCAAAATTTGATTACAAAAAAGGCGCTAACATGGAAGGTAAATCTAAAGTTGTTAAAGCTGAAACTAAAGAAGGTGACTACGGAATGAATAGAGGTGATAAATCTAAAACCATGAAAGGTAAAGAAGATTACACAACTAAAAAAGGTATGACAAATTCTAAAGGAGAAAAAGCGTTTGAAAAAACTGAAACTAAAGAAGCAGCTAGAACATACGGAATGGGTTCCAAAGAAGGTAGAGGATTAAGAAAAGGTATCACTAATAACAGAAACTATGTTTATAGTAATAGTGGTGTTAAAACAGAATCTACTCAAGAAGAAGTTAGAATGTTGAGAGAAAAAAATGAAGAATATAGAAAGGCTTTAAACGTTTTCAGAGAAAAACTAACAGAAGTTGCAATATTCAATTCAAACTTAGCTTACGCAACAAGATTGTTCACGGAGCATTCAACAACTAAAAAAGAAAAGATAAACATCCTTAGAAGATTTGACGATGTTGAAACCTTGAAAGAATCAAAAAGTCTTTACAGGTCAATCAAAGATGAATTGGGTAAGGTTGAAACAAAATCAATAAATGAATCAGTAGGAACAAAATTAAATAAAACAGTTTCCACAGGTTCATCAACAACTCTAATTGAATCAAAAACTTATGAAAATCCACAGTTCTTAAGAATGAAAGATTTAATGGGTAAATTAGGGTAAAAAATAAATTAACTAAATTAAAAACAAAACAAATACTAAAATGGGAGCATTATTAGAATCAGGTCTTGTCGGTAACATCGGTCTTAAGCACCTTAAGGTTATCAAAGAAGACACAATCAACAAATGGGACAAATTAGGCTTTTTAGAAGGTCTTAAAGGTCACATGAGAGAAAACGTAGCACAATTATACGAAAAC